ACTTCTGACATTATGCTAATCTCCAGCAATCTCTATAAGTATTGTCTTGTGGTAACTGATCCCGCTTGACAATACGGAACATTTGTCTATTGTATTTATATTTAGGATGCCATACTCGGGCTGGCATGTCCTTCATGATTAGGTACTCAATAGCCTCTTCTTCGGTCATAGGACCAATAGGCTTTGACATTAGATATTCTTTATAGTCAAGAACCTTCTCCGAAACGATCCGCTTCTCCAGTCTGATTTGCTGGGACTCTAAGAAGGTCGTTTCGATCTTCTCACCATCTTCGGTTTCCAGTTCTAATTTCATATTGTGGTGATCTTCGATTGACGGAAGAATACCACCGTTAAGGGCGCAAGCCATCCATTCTGGTGATGCTACCATTTCCTTGACTGGCGCATCTGGTTCGGCTGGATCTTCGAACACAACCACATAGTTTGGCTGCTTTGGTTCGAGGTTCTCGGCTGCCCATTGCAGTCTTGTGAACATATCTACATTACTAAGATCAATCATTGTCATTCCTTATTCATAGAAACAGCTTAAAGTTCCTGCATCGAAAGTATCGCCTGTGAAAACACGAAGCTGTGTTAGTGTTCCACTTAATGATTTTGAAAATCCAAATGTTCCTGTGTGAGCACCGTCGCTGCGACCATAAACTCCATTTACCACCCATAAGTTAGTAGAAGAACTGATAAGAGTAACGATTGCTGTTCCGTGAGTGGAAGCACCTGCTGATGCTGTATAAACTATTTGTGCGTATGCCGTTGGATTTAATCCACCTGGCGATGATCCACTAACAATAGATGATATCGAACCAGAATAACCAGTGGTTTCAATACCAGAAGCTGTGCCCAATCTTATAGCAACGTCATTTGTGCCGCTGGTACTCATAGAAGAAAAACCAATTGTAATACGTCTAACCCATGAAGGTATATTAGTAAAGTCGATATTCTGACCACTGACTGATACAGGAGAAAAACTAACCAAAGTGCCAACTCTCGCAATACCATTCGTAGGCGTCTGCGGATCCACAATCGTCGCTGTGTTAGATGCTGTAAGTGTGCCGAGTCCGGCTGCTCTAATGGTTGACATAATCTATCCTTATCTGAAAACGGCTGTGCAAATTGTGGGTAGATCATACCAGCTACCTGCCCAACCATAGCAACCCACGCTTAAACTGGTTGATAATACTCCATTTGTAAAATGAATGGCGTTTTGTGTTCCATTACCATTTCCTGCGCCGTCATCTTTACAAGTTAATTGACCCGAAGCGAAACTGTCGTTCATAGCATTTGTAAAGTTGGTAGAAAACTGACCTGTGCCATTATCAGTTAGGCTACTGACATTGAAACTAGCATTAACTGTCGCTGTTCCAGTACCGTTAAAGTTACACCAACTTTTAGCAACACCATATACAACCTGTGGTCCAGTAACAGATGGTCTACTCTGTCCTGTAGTCTCTCCTGTTTTCCATGTAAAGTTGTCTGCTTTGATGTTTGACATATTTTACCCTTAACCAACTAATAAGGTGTGAACTAGAGTATAATTATAGAATTGGATATTACCTGATGAAAGGCCATATCCTGAATAAAAACGATAAGATGATGTTGCTAATATATATGGATGTGCGCCTCCATCATCATCTGCTAGGTTACTACTGGTATCACCTACTGACGATCCTATACAATAATTGCTATTAGACACAGAAGTTGTTAGATTGTTTGTATAATCTCCGGTACCGTTTCTGGTAACAGAAGAAACATTAAAACTTCCATTAACTATTGGAGTAAGGCCGTTATAGTTACACCACGCTTTGGTTAGCTGACCAATCTCTGTGCCGCTGGTGTTTCTGAATACCGTGGGTGTCGATTGTTCTGACTGTAGAACGTCTGCTTTTACTGTGCCTGCCATTATAGAACCGTCCATGTAGCGCCATTGGCGACTGTCACAGTTCTGTTATTAGCGACTGTGATAGGACCAGGCGTCATAAAGTTGTATGTATTGCTAACAGTAACATCAACATTGATAGTTGGTGTGCCACCAAAGAATGGTAGAGTTGTTAGTTCAATATCCGATGAAATGCCAGCAGAGTCTAACGAGATAGCGGCGTTAGGATTAGATGGGTGTTGTAGGTTTACGAGTTTCAGTGTGGACATTACTGTGCAATCTCCCAAACGGTCATCTGGATTCTAGCAGATGAACCCGTATAATTATATAAAGCATTACCAGTTCCGTTGATAATTACTGTGCCGGCGTCGATACCACCTCTTACTGAAATAGTATCGGTAGTTGTTCCCCATGATGCAAAAGAGTTATTAAGAGATAGGCACGACATATTCAGATTGCCAGCAAAATGACTATACAAAGGTGATCCGCTGTTTGCCGCAATAAAATTACCACCTCTCCATAGAGCAAGCCATACTCTATCACCGCTGTTTGCTTCTTCTGACAATGCAATAGTGCTGGTCTGTACCAGAATTAAACTACTTGCACTTAATGGTGTAAAGTTTAGGGAGAAGATTTGAACACCATTAGTAATTGTGGAAGGAGCACCAGCCGTACCACCTGACAAAACGCCATCAAGAGTATTCACCTGCACTTGAATGACACAACCCGTAGGCAATGCAGCAGCCGGAATAACTCTGCTGGTAGCACCTGTTGTAATCAGATTGCCATTTTCAGCAGGCGCTTTAATAGTATATGTTGACGCCGTTGAAGGAACATCAATTGATACTGAACCACCACCTGTAGAGTTTAGCTTAATTGGCATATTCTATCTCTCAAATCTCTTTGTATTTAGTCTTACTCATAGAGAACATTGACTGAACCAGCATCAAACGTATCAGCACCATTTGTAGTCAACCTTAAACGATCAACTGCACCTGATAATGTAACGCCGCCCGCACCAAAATGTATTCCCTGATAAGACCCGCCTGTAATTGCAACACTACTTTGTGATGTCCAACTGTTGCTTCCCAAAAGGGTTATGAACATCGAACCATACAATATATTACCGGCAATACCAGTCCATCCAGCCACTGATGTTACGGGAAACCCCGTAGATATTGTACCACCAGAAGTACTACTGTATGCACCATAACCAGAGACACAGCTATAACCACTAGTCTGCAAACTTCCAGACCCAAGTTGAACTTGTATGATAGCCGTTCCGGTTGCCGAAATGCCGTTGAATACAACAGTAATTCTCTTAACACCAACAGGAATACCAGTGAAATCGACAGCGGTACCAGAGGCATTCTGTGCCGTCATGCTATTCAGAACACCAGTTGTAAGTAGATTGTTGCCGTCTAATACGATTGCCATTGTCTATTCCTTAGTTACCGAATACGTTTGCTGATAAAAACGGACAATCATTTCCCGCCGAGGACATATTGGACGATTGAACTGTAGCTGTGGATACAGTGTTTGTGTTATTTCTACCAGAGGCAAGAGTTACGTTTGTAGTACCGGAAGTCCATTCTGCGGTTGCAATCGGCGCATAATTAGCATCCGACATGCTGTTCGTAAAATTCAAAACATAGATACCTGTGCTACTTTTTGTAACACTACTTATATTATAAGATGCTCTAACGGCTGGAGTTCCGCCGCCATTGTAGTTTAACCATCCTAAAGAATTAGTCGTCTTACCATTACTCTGTAACTTCACAATACCACTACCATCTGCGGAAGTGATAAGGCCGTTTGTTGCTTGTGCGTTGATTGTTACTGGCATTGTTATCTCTTATCTGTGAACCGAGACATGTAAATAGTTGCTGTCTGTGGCTGCATTATTACTATCTCTTGTTTCCAAACTTGCTCTTCCTGATGTTTGTGTTCCTGCGGCTGTATCGCCACATCCAGGATAGGCGCCGCCATAATTGTTTGGCTGTGCGTTAGCGTTTGTTGCATGTTGTGAATCGGTCATTGAAGTTGTAAAAGCGATAAGATAGTAACCAGCAGTTCCTCCACGAGTAACACTGGATACATTGAAACTCACTCTTACCGCAACAGAACCTGATACACCGTTAAAGTTTACCCACGACTTACAGATTTGACCTATCTCTACACTGTTACCATCTCTAAAAACAGGAGCAGTAGCCGCTACTGAACCTTGTACCGTATCGCTATAAATCGTTCCGTATGGCATAATCTCTCCTTATAGAACCACAAATTTACTATTAGCTGACACAGTAATAGACACACCGTTAGGTAGTGTTAAAGGACCTACTGCCAATGCGCTGGTGCTGGCAGGAATTGTATATGATACTGCCAATGTCTGACCATTAGTTCTAATAGGAAAGTCACTTGACCACTGTGTACCATTATAAGTTTCCAGTGTCTCTAATGTAGTATTAAAGCCTGTTTGCCCCTCGACTGGCGATGCTGGTCTGGTTGCTGTAGACCAAGTCGGAAATGTCGCACCAGTAGTTCCGTTTAATACGATTGGCATTATCTCTCCTTACACCACTGTCCAAGTTGAACCAGTTGGAATTGTAATTGTAACACCAGCACCAAGTGTTACAGGACCAGCAGTCATGGCGTTCTTACCACTTGTGATAGCATAATCTGAGGTGATGTTTGCTGTGTTCTCATAGAAAGCATCGTCAGAACCACCACCAGTTGCACCACCACCGATAGCACCCCAAGTACCAGCTTTATAACCTTCGAAGGTATTTAGAGTAGTGTTATAACGGATCATACCGTTAGCAGCCGTACCGGGTCTTGCTGCGGTTGGTCCGGTTGGAACTGTTAGACTGTTATTGACAGTGAACAGAACGTTACCAGAAACAGTAAGTGTTCCGTAGTATGTGGTTGTGCTATTGGCTAGTAGTGTGTTAGCATATGAGTAACCAGCATTGGCTACAGCATAAGCGGCATTAGCAGTATTTGATACTGGATTGATATAGCCAGTAATGATAGCAGCTTCAATAACCGATGATGATGGATTAGTTTCAACCCATGAACTGGTGTTAGCTGGATCGGTATAGTAGATGAACAGCTTACCAAGATCAGAGTTCCACCATAGACGACCAGAAGAAGCACCAGTTGGAGCAGTCTGACCGACATTGGCACCACCAGCATTTGCTCTATCATATGCAGCGTTAGCAGTTAGATATGCATTGTTAGCAGTTCTAAATGCAGGCTCAACTTGAGGAGCAACGTTGTTAGCCACAGCAAAAGCAGCATTGGCAGTATTGAATGCCATGTTTGCTGTATTGTAGCTTGGTGTTACCTGTGGAGCCACATTGTTAGCGGAATCAAAGGCAGCATTAGCATGAATGAAGGCTGCATTACTGTTAAAGTATGCCAAGTTAGCTGTGTTATAACTTGGAGCAACCTGAGGTGCTACGTTATTAGCTGAATCAAAGGCAGCGTTGGCAATGTCATAAACAGTATTGGTTACTGTCCAGTTAGAGTTGACAGAAGCATAGATTGTATTACCTAAGCTATAAGCAAGGTTAGCGTTCTGATAAACAGGAATGATAAAGCTGGTATCAATTCCTACCTCTGATGGGAAAGCCTCTACCCACTGTGCCGAATCGGCATCAATGTAGTAAATGTATAGCTTACCACTCTCGGTATCCCACCACATATTACCACCAGCTGGTAGTGAAGGAGCGGTGTTGCTTACCTTGACAGAAGCGGTACCAAGTGGAATGCCATTGATAAGAATGTTAGAAGCGTTGATAGAACCAACAACGTCAATCTTGTAGTTTGGATCAGTTCTACCGATACCAATGTTAGCACCACCAGCACCGTCTTGAATACGGAGAACTTCATTACCAGCTAATGTGCCACCAGTAAAGAATGATAGTGACTTATAAGCGGTAGAGTTAGCGGTACCAATTGCAAGATTGCCGTTTGATGTATAGAGATAACCATCATGGGCACCAGCAATGGTGAAACCAGGATTTGCAAATTGAGATGAATTGATACCAAGATCAATATAATCGCTTGTATCATCACCATCATCCGCAGTTGCAACGAAGTCAGAAGAAGCCTCTGAACCAGCGTTAGCATTACGGATGTTTAGCTGTAGATAAGCGTTCTCTGAACCTTCAGCACTAAAGACCGCACCAGCCAGAGTGGTGGTTGTAGCACCGTTAGCAATAACAGTGACAGGATACAGTGGATTAGTTGTTCCGATACCAACAAAGCCATACTCGGTGATTGTTAGAATTGGAATGTTACCAACACCATGATTGAATAGTGTTAGACTATCGTTAGCACCGACTGAAATACGACCGACACCCTCAACATAATCGACTACGATACCATCAGTGAATGGTCCTCTGTAATCCCAGCGAGAATAAAAGCCATTGTTGGCGGTAGTAGAACCAGAGATCGTTAGATTACCAGCAAATGTTCCTGTAGTATTGGCAAGAGCATTGTTAGCCTTACCAAACGCTGCATTAGCTGTATCGTATGCATTATTGGCTGTACCATAAGCTGGTGCAAGAGTATTAGCAGCCGCAAATGCCGCATTAGCTGTATCATAGGCATTGTTAGCGGTACGATAGCTTGGAGCAATTTGTGGTGCGACATTGTTTGCCGAAGCGAAGGCAGCGTTAGCGGTGTCAAATGCTACGTTTGCTGTATTGTAAACGATAGAAACATTTGAACGTGTAGCATATGTCTCAGCCGAATATGTATTGGCAGAAGCACCAACAAAATTAGTATAGCTGTTACCAGCGGCACCGACTTGCTGTGAATATGCATTACCAGCAGCAGCGTATAGTTCAACTAATGTATTAGATGCGATATATGTTGAAACAGACTGTGCGGTGTTGCCTGAAATACTCCACTGTTCGGATGCTTCGATCCAAAGCAATGCAGCATTGGCGCTCTTGTTACCACGATTGACTTCCAGACCAGCATTATCAACTGGCATGACTGACATTGGTAGATCAGCATTGAGTGTAAGGATATTATCGCCAATTTGTAGCTGTTGAGTGTTAGCAAATGTGGTTGTGCCAGAAATGGTAAGATTACCAGAGATTCCAACATCACCAGAGATTAGGCCGCCAGTTTTCTTATAGTAAGTGGCATCGGCAAATGTATTAGCGGATGCACCAACAGTCTCGGCATATGAGTTACCAGATGCACCAACAGAATTGGTATAGTTGTTTCCAGCAACACCAACCGAATTGGTATAGTTGTTACCAGCAGTTCCAACTGTATTAGCCCATGCATTAGCACCAACTGCGTTATTAGCAGCCAATACGGAAGCATAGTTATTACCAGCGGTGGTAACTGATAGCATGTAAGCATTGCCAGCAGCACCTACGGAATCGGTGTAATTGTTTCCAGCAACACCAACTGTATTAGCCCAGTTATTGGCACCTACAGCATTATTAGCAGCAAGGATTGAGGTGTAAGTATTGACTGAAAGACCAACAGCGTCGGTGTAGTTATTGCCAGCAATGCCTACTGTATTAGCCCATGCGTTCGCTGCTACAGCGTTATTAGCTGCAAGGATAGAAGCATAGGTATTTGATGATAGACCAACATGATTGGTATAGTTGTTACCGGCTGCGCCAACGGTATTGGCCCAGTTGTTTGCTCCGATTGCATTGTTAGAAGCAAGAATAGAAGCATATGTATTAACTGATAGACCGACCTGGTCTGTATAGTTATTACCAGCGGTTCCAATAGCAGTTGCTAAACTATTTGAGGCTGCTCCAACAGAAACAGTATAGTTATTACCCGCTGCACCTACGGAATCAGTATAGTTGTTACCAGCAATGCCTACAGTATTGGCCCAGTTGTTAGAACCTACGGCATTGTTAGCCACAAGGATTGATGCATAGGTATTGACAGACAATCCTACATGATCAGTATAATTGTTGCCGGCTGCACCAACTGTGTTTGCCCAGTTATTGGCACCAATAGCGTTATTTGCTACAAGAATAGAGGTATAGTTGTTACCAGCAAGACCAGTAGCATTTGAGTAAGCATTAGCCGCAGCAAAACCTACGTTAGCATTGACATAGGCTGCATTAGCCTTATCAAATGCGCTTGAAATAGTATGAATGGCATTAGCACCACCAAGGAATAGATTGTTGGTGATTAGATCAGCATTAAGAACGGCTAATGTAAAGTTGTTACCCGTATAGTCAATGTAGTTGCCATGAGGTTCTTCACTATACCCTTGGAATAGATAGTATTCCTTGCTGATATGAGAACGATATAGACCAGTGTGAACGTTAATACTTGATGCATTGACATAGTTAGCAATAAAGCCGATATCAACAAGATCGGTTGCATAGTTGTTAGCAGCAAGATAGATTAGCGAGTCGCCAACTCTTAGTGTCTGGGAATCATTGAAGAAAACGTTACCAGCAACGTAGAGATTTTGATTGATGCTAACATTACCGGTGACAGTGATTTCACCTGTAATAGTTTGATCTGGATCGTTTAGCTTAACATAAGTTGCATCGGCATATGAGTTAGATGAATTGACCATAAAGCCAGCATAGCTATTGGCTGACATACCAACTGTGTTAGCCCATGTATTTGCACCGATTGACAAAGCATTAGCATTGGCGTAGGCTGCATTAGCTAAGGTATAGGAAGCATTAACAGTTGCATATACTAAGTTCTGGACTTCCCAATTGGAATTTGTGGAAGCATAAACAGTATTGGTTAGGTCATAGATAGCGTTCTGGACAACCCAGTTAGAGTTACTGGAAGCATATACAGTATTGGTAAGATCATAAAGAGCATTTTGAACTGCCCAGTTAGAATTACCGGAAGCATAAGCGGCATTAGTCAAATCATAGTTTGCATTTGCCATAACATAGTTGGCATTTACAGTAGCGTAAACTAGATTTTGAACTGCCCAGTTAGAGTTAGCTGAGGCATATACTGTATTGGTTAGATCATAAACGGCATTCTGGACGGTCCAATTAGAATTGACCGAAGCATATACGGCATTAGTGGTGTCATAAGCCGCATTGAGTGTGGTATATCCAGCGTTAGCCATATCATAGTTGGCATTGACGGTGGCATATACAAGATTTTGGACAGTCCAATTAGAATTAGCGGAATCATATGCTGCATTGACAGTGGCATATACTGCATTGCTCAACTCGTAGTTGGCATTTGCCATTGTGTAGTTAGAATTTAGTGTATCATATGCAGCGTTGCTTAACTCATAGTTGGCATTTGCCATTGTGTAGTTAGCGTTAACCGTAGCATATACTAAGTTCTGGACGGTCCAGTTAGAATTGATTGATGCATATGCGGAATTGGTAAATGCATAGTCGGCGTTAACGGTAGCATATGCAGCATTAAGCGTTGCATATGCCGCATTACCCATTACATAACTGCTATTGACAGTAGCGTAGACTAGATTTTGAACTGTCCAGTTAGAATTAGAAGATGCATATACAGCATTAACAGTATCATAAGCAGAGTTGAGGGCAACATAGGCTGCATTGCCCATAACGTAGTTGGCATTAACTGTTGCGTAGACAAGGTTCTGGACAACCCAATTAGAATTTGCTGATGCGTATACCGCATTGATAGTATCCTGTGCTGAACCAAGATCGGTATTAGAAGCGATGTAGGTTGTGATGGTCTGTGCTACGTTTCCAGAGATTGACCACTTTTCAGCGGATTCATCCCAGAGTAGAGCAGCATTGGCTTTTAGACCACGATTGATTTCGATACCAGCATCTTCCAGAGGAACAGCGTTGAGAGGAAGATCGGCATTGAGGGTGATGATGTTATCGCCAACCTGTAGCTGTCTAGTATTAGCGTATGTAACTTCACCGACAATGAATAGATTGCCAGTAATTCCAATATCACTTGAGATTAGCTGGAGCGATGGAGATGATAGCTTAACATATGTGGCATCTGTGTAAGCATTGGCAGAGTTTGCCATATAGCCAGCATAGGAATTAGCTGACAATCCAACAAGATTAGACCAGTTGTTTGCTCCAATAGCTAGTGAGTTAGCATTGGCATAAGCTGCATTAGCTAAGGTATAGGAAGCATTTACTGTTGCATAAACAAGATTTTGAACGGTCCAATTTGAGTTTGCGGAAGCGTAAACGGCATTAGTTGTATCAAAGGCAGCGTTTAGAGCCTCGTATGAGGCATTGCCCATGACATAGCTGCTATTGACAGTTGCATAAACAAGATTTTGGACTGTCCAATTGCTGTTGGATGATGCGTAAACTGTATTGGTTAGATCGTAAAGAGCGTTCTGAACCTGCCAGTTAGAATTAGATGATGCGTAGGCTGCGTTGATTGTATGATAGGCAGCGTTGCCCATAACATAGGCAGCATTAGTGGTTGCATATAGGGTATTCTGGACTGCCCAGTTAGAATTAGCGGAATCATATGCAGCATTGGCTGTATTAAAGGCAGAGTTCAATGCTGTATAAGAAGCATTGGACATAGTGTAATCTGCGTTTACAGTTGCATAGATTACATTCTGTATATCCCAGTTTGAATTTGATGAGGCGTAAACAGCATTTACGGTGTCATATGCAGCATTAAGAGCAACATAACCAGCGTTGCCCATGACATAGTTACTATTGACTGTGGCATAGACAAGGTTCTGCACTTCCCAATTGGAATTTGCGGAAGCATAGATTGTATTTGCTAATTGATAGACAGCGTTCTGGACAACCCAGTTAGAGTTTGAGGAGTCATAAACAGAATTGGCTGTAGAATAGAGGGCATTCTGTACCGCCCAATTTGAATTGGAGGTATCGTAAACAGTGTTAGCAACTGTATAGAGAGCGTTCTGGACTTCCCAGTTTGAGTTGGCTGTAGCATATACGGCATTGACAGTATCGTAGGCTGAGTTAAGAGCAACATAAGCTGCGTTACTCATTACATAATCAGCGTTTACGGTAGCATAAACGAGGTTCTGGACTGTCCAGTTGGAATTGATAGATGCGTAGGCTGCATTAACGGTGCTATAAGCTGCATTAAGTGTAATGTAGCCAGCATTAGACATAACATAGTTAGAGTTTACAGTAGCGTAAACGAGATTTTGAACAACCCAGTTAGAGTTTGCGGAAGCATAGACCGCATTGACGGTGTTATATGCTGCATTTAGAGTCACATAACCGGCATTAGACATCGTATAGTTGGCGTTAACCGTGGCATAAACCAGGTTCTGAACTGCCCAATTTGAATTTGAAGATGCATAGGAATAGTTTGCTACGTTAGCAGCACCATTCGCATGATACCAGATTGGAATAAGGTCAGTAGCTAATGCTACACCAGCCATTGAACCAGAACCACCATTGGTGATCTGGATTCTGTTTTTAGATGTTGTGGTGACGTTTACTTTGTTATCACCGCCGGTTGTGATTTTGATTGACATAGCTTACTTTGTTACCGATGGTGTTACGTATATAACTCCTTCAATAAGTCTGGTCACCGTTTGTGTGGTGTCAGTAACTTTAACATCAAACAGGTAAGAACCTGCACGTAGATTTGCAGTATTAGACGAGTTCATTGTAAGAAGAAACTCGCCGTTTGCGGGATCATATACCGAAGCTGATAGATATGCGTATGCGTTAGGAGATACTAACGATCTTCTTAGTGCGCTACTAACAGTATAACCTAAAACATTCTGAGGAAGATTTGTATTGTCATCATTGAGGTTAATGGTAGTGGAGAAATCGCTCCCTTGGTCAATGTAAAGTTCTACGTATTCGGCCATCGAGTCTCTTTCTTTGTTTAACTACCTATTTATATTTATCTTTTGAGCAGTTCCGAAAACTCTTGTATGAATGATGGATCTTTTTCAGATAGAACCTTTAAGGAATCAACCAGGTTGGTGACAGTATCATATGCTTTTAGAAGTTCGGTTTCTTCAGTTTTCTGTATTGCCTCTGCCGATGCAGCCTGTTCTGCGATCATGGCATTCTTTAGGTCTTTAATGTCCTCAACCGTGAATGCCTTGGTATCTCCAACCAAATCTCTGAGGTTTCTCATCTTGGTATCGATATTTGGATCTTTGATTTCTTCATTGATCTTCAACCAATCAACAGGAGCATTGATCATAATTCTCTTTTCAACTTCTTCTGTAGATGGAGTTGGTGTATCATACAAGGTCATTAGAACGTCGGTTCTTGTAGCAACAGGATAACCGTCTGCATTTAGCTTAACAGAACCATCTTCGTTAAATGATGATGCCAGATCCATTTCAGTCAACTTGTCGGTGAAATAGCGAATTACTACACCGTGTGATTCCGGATCAATCTTAATGATGCGATATTGAATGTTCATTTGTTCCTCTTAAGCAACTGGGCCCGATACATGGGTGTTGTTGATGTAATTGATGTATGTATTACCTGTGATAGCATTACCTTGAGAGCCTTGGGCTCCTGTATCACCTGTGGCGCCTTGAGCACCAGTTGAACCTGTGGCTCCAGTTGCTCCAGTAGCACCAAAAGCACCAGCGCCGCCACCTGGACCACCGCCAGCACCACCGTGGTTACCTGCACCGTGACCTGAACCACCATGACCGCCAGCAGCATTATAAGCGCCGCCGGCGCCACCATGACCACCATGAACGTGTGCGTGGTGTTGGTTACCGCCATAGTGTCCGCCACCTGGACCGCCACCACCGCCGCCGTGATTAGCACCGTGACCTGCACCATCGCCGCCAGGAGCACCATGACCACCGTGACCTGTACCGCCGCCACCACCACCGCCACCTGCGTGGACGTTAGCACCGTGGGCGTGCTGAACACCATAAGCACCAGTGTTATAATGCTGTCCGTAGCCGTGAGCACCGCCGCCACCGCCGCCGCCTCCGCCGCCACCGTTTCCTCCGTGGCCACCTGCGCCGCCTGCACCACCGTCGCCGCCAGCACCACCAGTTCCGCCATCACCACCATCGCCGCCTGTACCGCCGACAATAGCATTTTTGTTGTTAAGAACGATAGCAACACCTGTGGCAGCGTCGGCTACGAATGATGTACCACCAGTACCTCCTGTAGCACCTGTGCCGCCTTTGGCTCCCGTGCCACCAGTGCCGCCTGTAACACCTGTACCGCCGGTACCACCTGTACCACCGCCACCACCATGGTTGCCTGTATTAGTATGACTAGCGCCGTGACCACCGTGACCACCAGAGCCATTACTACCTGTAGTTCCTTGGCCGCCTGTAGTTCCTGTAGAACCTTTGGATCCTGTAGAGCCTGTAGAGCCTTTATTACCTTTTGAACCTGTAATAGTAGAATTGTTCTCAATATAGATCCATGTACCAGGAGTCCATGATGAATTTGTTCTGAAAGCTGGAGTCGTTGGTGTTGAAGCTGAAACAGCAGCATTAACAAAGCAAAGAACATTTAATGGATATGATGGACTACTTACAGAAGAATATAGATCAACGTCACTTGTGTTTGCGCTGATTATAACTACCTTAGTTGGTCTAACAATCGGTGCTAGAAACATATATTATTACCTCACATCTGGTAGGTATGAACCGTATAGATTTGTACCGTCACATACGAATGAGAACAAATCACGACGATTTGCTGTGGAGGTGAGAGTTGGTGCAACACCAGCAGGCCATTTGAATACGGAGTTCCAAGTTAGTGATCTGCCACCTGAACCATCTTGTACCACATGGAGTATATATGTACCAATTTTGAGATTGGTCGGTGCAGCCATTGTTCTAGAACCGCCTAGTGTGACCGTGGCAACTGAACCAAGAGAAACGTCCCAGTTAATTGTCGAACCGTCGGTTAGTGTTTGGTTGGCAATGTTAGCATCAATTGTAACGGTGCCGGTGAATGTTGGACTAATCTTAGTGGCATATGTAGCAATTGAATATGTATTTACGGCATTTGACCATGCATTAGCTGACGCACCAACTGTGTTTGACCATGAGTTAGCAGAACGTGATACAGTATTTGACCAACCATTTGACGCCAGACCTACGGCATTTGACCATGCGTTAGCAGAAGCAACCGAAATCTGTGCATTGCTGTTAGCAGCAGTCACATAAGATATAGCAAGTCCATGAACTGTATTAACAACTAGAGCCGAAGCAACGTTTCCAGAAGCGGAATCATTGACCGATGAAGATGTTAGAATGTTGATAGTAAGATTACTTGATCTAGAAGCGAATGATGGAATAGATACTGTATTAGCATTTGATGTATTACAGAAAATCAACTTGTCGTTTAGAGCAACAACGGTTGAGTTTGTGACTGTTCTCCAATAATCAAATGTATCTGTGAGTGCGACGTTTGCTAATGCCATCTTATCTTCTCGCTAATCCTTTAAGTAAATCTTTGATCTCGTTGATATCAGTTTTCAACTCGTTTATCTGTTCTTGTATCTTGTCTACCGCCTGCTCTTTTCTTTTGCGTTTCTTATAAGCGGCTAGAGCATCGTTATCTTTATTTATAAGAAATCCTTCAGCGGTCCTATAGATTCCTGGTCTGTCGGTTCTTTTATCTGGTTCTCGAATCTCTGTCACTTCCTGCATTTCTTTCTGTTATGAGATTTAGTATAACGTTACGTTCGTTCTCTGGTGTAAGTTCTTCCTCAATATCGGTACAACCATGCACCTCAATAAGTTTAGAAACGATATCCAACCATAACTCGGCAGTTTCTCTATCATAGCCTATCAAGGTTATAATTCTTCTACCGAGTTTCTTTAGTATTGATGGTGGAGCCACCGTGCAACCTAATAGAACATGATGATCGGTAACGGTTACTGGGTAATCAAAACCAAGACCAAGTAATGGCTTTCTGGTGACTACCGTGTGACCATACAATCTAATACACTCATAGATGTAAGCATTACCATAAACTTTACAGTTATCATAGATTTCAGCATTGTTACATACAATGGCATTGTCATAGATTTCAGCGTTCTCATATATCTGGGCATTGTTCATGACCCTGGCATTACCATATACTTTACTGAAACCACTTACTCTGGCATTGTCTCTAATCGAGGCACTATCATATACCATGGCATCACCATAAACTCTTGAACCAAGGCATACTGTAGCATTACCGAATACGGAAGCACCATCATTGATGATAGAACTACCGCTTACTTGAGCATTTTCAAAAACTCTGGCATATGGACCGACATAGCAAGTATCATCAACCGAAGCTGTGTTGGCCACCCAGCCACCACCACGAGGGTGGCGGTGTGCTGGTACTGGTCCGTTTCCAAAGTCATATTCTTCTACTTCACTAAAGTCATTTTGTAGATCAAATTCAATTTCCATTATTCACCTTATATCTGTAGTGCAATTGCTCTCAAGTCACCAACACGAGGATAAAC